CAAATAATAAAATTCCATATGGTTTCATCCTAATGAAATCTTTTTGTGCGGCTATGCGCTTAGAATGCAAAATCTTTAATTCTTTCAGCTTTGGAACATAATAAGTTTTTTCCGTGTTAGCTGAGATCATTGAAGTAGCTGCATCGATTGCTCTTTGAATGCGCAAATCAAATTCCTTAATGTCTTGTTTATCACAAATCTTACCTGTGTCGATAAGCATTGCAGTTGATAAAACATATGTATAATCTTCTTCAAACACACCATTAATAGCATCTCCATAAAAAGCTTCAAAACCCTTCTGTGGAAATAATTTAATGGCGTCAATAATGCTAGATAATAAAGCATAACAAGCATCAAAAAGGTCTGTTAATTTGACCTTATTTCTCAATCTCGTAGGCGAATAAATGTTCACACCTCTAATTTCAATAGAAGTACATTCTATATACTCCAATGAAACTAATAGATCCAATATGTGATGTAATTGTTGCATTAAAGAACAAGCTCTAATGTATCCAAAAATTGTGTAATATTTATCAAAATCTATTTGTGTAAATGAAGAAATATAAAGAAATAATTCGTTACAATATTCTTTCGTGCGAGTAAAATTATCCTTAAAATATTCTTCAGGTTCGGAACCTGATTGAGAATTCATACAATTTGTAAAATAATCTTTCGCCTCCTTCCAAGGAGCACGTACATAATTGTAAGCAGTATCTGCATCGGCTAAAATTGGAATGCCAAGCTTTTCTAATCTTCGCTTAATACGCGGATCATTCACTGCTTTCACCATAACACGAACAGTCAAATTAAAAAGTAAAGAAATTGTGTATGTACATACAAATATACATAAACATTTAAAAAGTCGCTTATAGAAATTGATAATATTTCTAAAACGATCATTTTCATTTCTTTCTTCTTCACCAGCTTGTGAATTAAGAACGATGTGTTTGGTTGATTTTTTACGCGTATTATTATTTTTAGATGAATGTTTTTTGCATTCTTCTATATAATTTCGGCGTTGGCGATCTGCCTTAGATTTGCGCTTATCAGCAGCATTTCTATGACGTTGTTTGATCTCGTATTTCGCAATACGGTCTTCTTTTCCTGATTGGGAAAGAAGAACTTTGTTGTTTATGCATGCATAAATGCATGCAACTGAAATCACTAAAAATAGTGACCAGAACCCTTGTGTGGTGTTTGTAATTGTTTCTCTAATAAAGTTGTAATTAAACATGGTAATAAGAAAAGGGGTAATATCAGTAGTCTTAAAGACTAAATAATAACAATCACAAAACAACTAAAAAGTTGAAATTATCAATCTAAATGTCTCATATATAAAACATAGCCTTGGGTAAATTACGGGTAACCACACCCTACACGCCGGGACGTGCTGAAACCAAGGTTAT